AGAACCAGCACTAGCAAAAGTATTATCTCCTCTAAGGAAAGTTGTAGCATCTTTAGTTCCTGTTGCTGAAAGTTTAGCTAAAGTAACATTTGCATCTGCAATCTTAGCAGTTGTTACAGAATCATCTGCAATCTTAGCAGTTGTTACAGAATTATCTGCAATTTTTGCAGTTGTTACAGAATTATCTCCAAGTTCTGAATCTATAAAATTAACTGTGTTTGCAGAAGTGTCTATTGTTGCAAATTGAATATCGTCTGAACCATCATGAATATACAAAGTCCAAGTTGATGAAGTTGTGTCTATCCAAAATTGTCCAGCAAATTGTGTGCTTGGTGCTGATGTTCCTGAATTGTTTGTAGATATAGCTGAAAGAACATTATTAATATCTGCTCTTGTTGCTGGAAATCCCTGATTTGCTATTGAATAATCGTGCTGTGCCATGATCTGTTTTTATCCTATTTATTAATTAATTCAATCATTTTATTGCTGACTACCAAGTCCTACTGCTTGATAATCAAAAGTTCTATCAACAGTATTACCACCACTATCAAAAAACTCAATATTAAAATTTGAGGCAGTTTTAGAGTTTAAAGCAAAATAATCTCCTGTATTAAGGTCTTGTGCAATAATTGTTAATGTTGGAGTTTGATAATATTGATTGTCAAAAGTTATAACTTTTCCAGCAATATCAGTTCCTGAAGATACATTTGAACCATCTTGAATAACTGTTGGTAATAATAATTTAATAGATAGGTTGTTTATCTTAGGAGTTGCTGATGTATCTGTTGAAGTTAAAACTGCTCTAAACTTAACTGCTCTTGCAACATAATCTCCAGCTTTAAAGTTTTGATAACTACCAAAGGTTACATTGTCATCTGATAAAGCTATTTGTAATTGAACATTAGTAGATATGGCTTCATCTATACCACCATCAAATAAACCCTCTCTTGAATCAAATAATCCAGCAACAGAATCAAAATTTTCTGAATAATCTAAATAATCTACATTAAGTTGATTTAATAATAATTTAATTTTAAATTTAGCACCAAAATCAAAGCCATCAAAATCATAAGTACCAGAACTTGCAACAGAATTATTACCACCATCAAATAATCCTAAAGCATCATCTACATTTCCAACTCCATCATCAAAGTTATCTGATGTATCTAATATGAGTGCGTTATCTATAGCTACACAATCTGTTTTAGTTCCTGTAAATGCTGTTTCTTCTGTAATTGTTGTAATAGGTTTAACACCATCTATGACTTGTTCAGATATAACAACAGAACTTGATGTTGCCGATCTTACACCAAATTTATCAACTGCTTTAATAAAGAATTTACCCGAACCTATAAATGGAGTAACTACAGAAGTTGCTGGTCTTGCAATTCTTGGAACGAGTACAGTTGTATTTGCATAAATAGTTTCTGTAGTATCAGAAGTAAATCTTATCTCATAATAATCCAAATCTAAGTTTGTAACAGCATCAAAGGTATGATGAAGTTTATCTCCTACAACATCTATTGAATAGTTTTGAACAGTATCAGGTGGGTCAAATGCAGTTACTACTTCATGTTGTGTTGATGTAAATACAGATTTTACACCCAAGCTATTTATTGTTCTTGCTCTAATATCATAGATCACACCCTCTTTAACAGGATATTTTTCTATAATTTGATTTGAACCTCTACGCATTAATCTATAATCAGTTGCAGTAGATTCTTTGTATTGAACTTCAAATTCGTCAGCAAAAGAATCTGTGTTTGATAAATTAACAATTAATTTAGATACAACTGAACCATCAAATAGTTCTATAACTTCATCTGATACTGAATCAATAGAGGGTGCTTGTACTGAATTAGGATTAGGTAAAGTAGTATCAGGAATTGTAGCAATAGGATTTTTTTCATTAAAATCATAAAAGTTATCTTGGTGTTCAAATAATTGAACATTAATAGTTAAATCTTCGTTAATCTCTAAACCTAATACTCTAAAAGGCTTAGCATCAAAACCACCACTAGGATATGTGATTGCAACTATATCTCCTATTTCTAATTCTAAAAATTCTGATGTTAAAGTTAATTGTATCTGTAATTGGTTTCTTGATCTTCTTAAAATAACTTCACATAAAGCCTCTGCATTATATTGAGAGGTTACATTTGGAAATTGGAAATTACCCTCTAACAAAGTTCCATTATCATCTGCTAACATTGTTGCGTGTTTAAATTCAGTTGCAACATTACTATCGTCTGCTGGAGGAAAAGATACAGTATCATTCTGCCAATTCTTAAATGGATTAACATATGTTCCAATTACTCTATTGTATTTATTATTTTTTCTTTCTCCTAATACTTTAGCACCACCAACTACATGATCTGCTGTTATTGTTTTAACTGCTGTGCCTGTTCCTTCAATTTTAAGTTTATAAACACCATTATTATAAGTGAATAATGATCTCATTGGATTTAAAAGTTTTTTTACATTTTCAATTACTTTTTGATCTGTGTCAATTACAGCATTAGATTCAAATTTAATAATAGCTGGAACAACATCACTTACATAGCTTCCACTTGAAAAATTAGAAGATAAATCTGTACTATATGAACCACCACTTACTCTCCATCTAAAAGTTAAATTACTGTTAGAGGGTGCATTGCCATAATAAATAATAACAGGATATACAGAACCACTTACTAAAGTTTTACTTCCTGAAGCTGTTTGATTTCCATGCCAACCACTATTATTAACAACTAACTTGCTACCTCTATTACCTTCAACTTCTTTAAATAAATTATCTACAGTTTGACTAGCATCTCCAATATAAACTCTTGATGAATCATCTGAATCAGTTTGAAAATCAAATGTTGCTGAACTTGGTGCTGTAAAATAACCATAATATCTTCTTGAATGATAAGGGTTAGTTCCTACTCCACTAATAGATGTAACTTGACTTGATGATGTTGGAGATTTATTTACAAACCAATTAGGATTATCTGAATAATATCCATTAAATAATTGTTGTTTAAAACCAGCTACAGATGAAAATATTTCTGTTCTTGGTTGGATTATACTGTCTGCGTCAGTTGCAGCAGTTTTAAAAGAAGCAAAATCAGATTCAAAAGCACTATCTGGTAATCCTTTTCCATATCTACTATTTCTTAAATAATCTAATAATACTAATGCAGAGTTTGGTGTCCATGAAGTTGAAGCATCTCTAGGGTCATAAATCTTTTTACCTTTTAATGTTACTCTTACTTGTGGAATAGAACTGAATATATCTTGATTCCATTTAAATCTAAATGCAACATAACAAACTCCACTTAATTTATGATTAGATGTCCAATTAGTAGAATTAGTTAATATAGATGACGCAACTTGTGTATCAGTACCATTAAATGCTTGAACTTGTATGTGAGAACTATCTTTATAAAAATTAGCATCTCCACCAGAAACTTCTCTAATTACTCCATGATCTAAATCACCATCAAAGATAACTTGTTTATCATCTATAAATATTTGTTCTATTTCTTCAATCTCTCCCTCACAAACAACACCTGCCATATATAAATACTGATTATCATTTCCTGAAGATTCTAAAAAGACTCTAGTAATTCCAACTTGTCGTCTGCCATAAACAACAGGGATTTGTGCATTGTTAGATTGCTTATTAATTAATACACCTTGTTCTTCTTCTGGTGTATCAAAGTCAGGAATATCAGGAATAGGAATTAACCACCCAATAAAACTACTTACAACACTTACAATTGCATCAACTACACCACCCATTAGTGATAACTCCTTTTAAACTTCTGACCTACTCTATAAATATCGCTATCAACTCTTAACCAATTTATAGAATGATCTACCTTTAATTGTTTTCTAAAATAATTATAAACCCAACGCATCATTTTAAATGTATTTTTAATAGATACAATTTCTATTAACCATAAATTATTGCCAGAGTTCCATTCGTTAGATTTAATCTTTCCTGTTTGTTTAAATCTTTTTTCAACAATGTCATGGATATAAGCCCAATTAACAAAGCCAACTAATTCGTTATTATCATAAAACTTTTTACATTGATTTAACTTTATTGATGGCTCTAAATAATATTGTAATTGACTATCTGGTTTATCTTTATAACGATCAAACTTTTTAAATAGATTAATAACATCTTGCATTATGCTCTACCCCATTTAATATCTTGTACTGTTTGTGAAGCTAATTCAAAACCTAAATCAGTTGAGAAATGTAATTGTTGTGAACCTGTGTTTGTTTTTCTACCTTCAATCTTACTAAAGTCTGACCAATGAGAAGCAACAACTATATTTGCATTAGATTGGTTAATACTTTCATCAATACTAAAAGATTCTATTCTGCCTTTAAATAAAAGAAATGGGTCAGCAATAACTTGTTCGCTACTATCTAAAAAGCCTTTATAAACTTCAGCTTCTTTTTCCATATATTGATTAGATAAAAATAAAGCTATGATTGTTTGATCTGCACCAGAAAATGAAAGTGTAATATTGCTAACTTCTACTTCAGAAGATTCTTTAACACTTGTTAATTTAGTAAATAATGATGATGCTGTATAAGTATTTCCATCATAAGTTACATCTTTATAATGGTCGGTAAATCTATATCCTACTCCTACATTGATATAAACGAGATTAATAGGTTGTAAGCTATCTGTTTCAAGTTCATTCTTTACTGCTGTTGTTAGGCTTCTCGTCATATAATTCGTAGTTTGTTTGGGTTACACTTTCTGTACCTTTTACCATAGTAAAATTAAATTTGCTATTAGGTTTATTATATTCCTTTAGATCGTTTATTGAAGTATCTATTTGATCTTCATTTACTATAACTTCAGCAATAAAATCAGCAGTTATCTTGTGGGTTATTTTATATTTTTTCATTAAAGATTTTCTATCAAGTCTATCTGATATTTATAAAGATCGTTAGTTACAATATTATATTCTTGAATATCATTTTTAAGTCTTACAGTAAAATCAACATTATCATAAACTAATGTAGCATCATCTGAAACATCTGCTCTAAGTGGTGGCTCAAATGTAAGTGTGCCTGAACCTGTACCATCTGCATCTAAATCTTCAACTGCCATATAAACTTTATTTTGACCAGAAAATCTAAAATAATCTCCAGCTTTTAATATTCCATTTGTATCTGTTGTCATTCCATCTATTGTGCAAGTAGTAGCACCAGAAGATATAGCACCATCAACACTTATAGTTCCTGTAGCAACACCTTGTGCATTTGAAACAACTGGTGGAATAATTGTAAATGTATTTAATCTTGATCTTTGTTTCATAAGAAATGCTTTAATTGGTGCAAAGTTTGCTCTAGTCATTGGTGCGTAGTCCAAAGTAATTGTAAATTTTTGACCATCAATTTGTCTTGTTTGAACTCTGCCAGATGTAGTTACTGAAACTATTGTATTTTGTTCTGAGCCTATTTGAGCATCACTTGCAACAGGAGATGTTGGAAATTGTCCAGCCATATTATACTAATGCCTCTTTACCTTTTTCATTTAAAGCTATATTTACTGCATTAACGATTGTTG